GGAAACATGATTTCACATGGTATAATTAAGTACTACGAGGTGTACTATGCGTCTCAAGGACACAATTCGATTAGCCAAGAAAGCACTTAAGCAACCTTGGTTATATTCAGATGAAGAGCTGACTTATATGCGTAAAGCAAAGAAGTCAGCAAAGCAGCAATTGAAACAAAAGCACATGAGGCAGAATGACAGTAAAACTGATTCAAGCAACTCCGAATCCTGAAGAAAACATGGCATATATTGCTCGTGTGAGCAATCCTGCCAACCAAGAGAATCCCAACTATGCCAAACTGTTGGGTTACTGCATCAAGCATAATCATTGGTCTGTGTTTGAACAGAGTTTTATGACTCTGGAGATTGAGACCAATCGTGGTATCGCAGCTCAAATACTGCGCCACCGTTCTTTCACATATCAAGAGTTCTCTCAACGTTATGCTGATTCTTCCTTACTCTCGGAGAAGATCCCTCTCCCCGAACTTCGTCGGCAAGACACCAAGAATCGTCAGAACTCTATTGATGATATTTCTGAAGAAACTCGGCAAAAGTATGAAGCATTGATGGAGGATCACTTCAGGGATGCGATGGCATTGTATCAAACGATGCTTGATGAAGGAATCGCAAAGGAATGTGCTCGTTTTGTGCTTCCTCTGGCAACTCCGACCAAAATCTACATGAGTGGTTCATGTCGTTCATGGATCCATTACATCAATCTGCGTTCTGCTAATGGAACTCAGAAAGAACACATGGATATTGCACTTGAGTGCAAAGAGATCTTTAAAGAAGTCTTCCCATCTGTTGCGGAAGCTCTGGAGTGGGTCTAAATAGGAATTTATGAGTAGGTAATGGCAACTTATCCCGTAAAAAACACCGAAACTGGTGAGACTAAAGAAGTAATCATGAGTGTTCATGATTGGGATCAGTGGAAGATTGATAATCCTGAATGGATTAGAGACTTTTCCGATCCCAGCACCTGTCCTGGTGTCGGAGAGGTAGGAGAGTGGAAAGACAAACTTGTCAACCGCAATCCTGGTTGGAATGATGTGCTTGCTAAAGCACAAAAAGCAGGTGGAAACCGTCAAACACTAAAAATCTAACTTTTATGCCCAGAAAGAGAAAGTCTACTGATGCTTCACCCGTTGGTGCTGGTTATACAGCAAAGCAAATGAAACGAAAGAAGCCTATCAACCAAGATTTACTGGTTGATATTGAACCGTTAACTGAAAATCAAAGAAAGTTTTTTGCCGCATACGAAAAAGGTCAAAATTCATTCTTATATGGATGTGCTGGGACGGGTAAAACCTTTATTGCGTTATACAATGCTCTGAAAGACGTTCTCAATGAGTACACTCCCTATAACAAGATCTATATCATTCGTTCTTTGGTAGCAACCAGAGAAATTGGTTTCCTTCCTGGTGACCACGAAGATAAATCGGCACTTTACCAGATTCCTTATAAGAACATGGTGAAGTACATGTTTGAGATGCCTACAGATGCTGACTTTGAGATGCTCTATGGCAATCTTAAGGCACAGGAGACGATTAGTTTCTGGTCCACATCATTTGTTCGTGGAACTACCTTTGATGATGCTATTCTTATCGTTGATGAATGTCAGAACTTGAACTTTCACGAATTAGATAGTATAATTACACGAGTGGGTGATAACTCTAAAATTATGTTCTGTGGTGATGCCACCCAAACCGACCTCACCAAGTCCTATGAAAGAAATGGAATCCTTGATTTCATGAAAATCATTGAACAAATGGAATCATTTAATATTGTCGAATTTGACACTGATGACATTGTTCGTTCTGGTCTGGTCAAAGAATATCTTGTTAAGAAACTGGCACTAGGATTTTAATGTTTAATTTTGTTGATGTTGGTCTTCCTCAACTTGAGAGGGAGACCATTGATGGGGTTCGTTACTACAAACTCCCCACAGAAGAAGAACTTCGACGACTGGTGTCCATTACTTCGGTCACCAGTTTTTATAACAGGCAGATTTTCCTTGACTGGAGGAAAAAGGTCGGAGAAGATACTGCTAATAAGATTACTAAAGCAGCAACCAGTCGTGGGACTGATATGCACTCTCTTGCTGAGAGTTATCTAAAGAACGAAGATCTCCCTTCCGTTCAACCATTGTCAGAGTATTTGTTTAAGCAAGCAAAACCATATCTTAATAAGATTGATAATATCCATGCCCTAGAGGATAGTCTTTATAGTCTCCACTTGGGAATTGCTGGAACCGTAGACTGCATCGCAGAATACGATGGTGAATTGGCAGTTATCGACTTTAAGACTGCAAAGAAACCAAAACCAAAAGAATGGATCGAAAACTATTTTGTTCAGGCGGCAGCATATGCCTGCATGTTCTACGAATTGACAGATATTCTTGTCAAGAAGTTTGTTATTCTCATGTCATGTGAAAATGGTGAAGTTGTAGAGTATGTTATTAGAGGTGAAGAGAAAGTCGAGTATATTAAACTACTTGGAAAATATGTCCAAAACTTTGTAGAACACAAACTATCCGAATATGGAACAAGAACTTAAAAAAGTATTTGATCAAAAATTCCTTACTGCTACTACCTTTGCGATGGAAATCGAAAAGATTGTACAGAGGGAAGAAGATATGAACTACATAGATGCTATAGTTCACTTTTGTGAAGAAAATGGTATTGAAGTAGAATCAGTGTCTAAGATTATTTCTAAACCACTGAAAGAAAAGATTAAGTGTGATGCACTTAAACTTAACTTCATGAAAAAAACCTCCCGTGCTCGTTTACCTATTGATTGAAAATGTCAATGTTTACAACTGGACCAATGGGAATCCAGATGCCAACTCAGATGCTCAGAGTTGCTGGTGCTCAGATTCCTGTAGGGACTAACATTCAAGCAAATAAAGTCGAAATTTTGAAAGCCCTTGATTGGGGAAAAGAGAATGAAGTCGATCACCTTCTTACTCCTGAGTGTTCTCTTTCTGGTTACCTAGGTGGGTGGGAAGATAATATCGAGGAGATTAAAGATGCACTCAAAGAGATTGAAGAACATCAAGCAAAGTGTAATCTTTACCTTCATCTTGGTACAAACTTTGAAGAACCAGAGTCAAAGGGTCTTATTCGTCGGAACGAGATTAGACACTACCACAGGGAAGGTCATATCGTTGGTGCCACTTTCAAAACTTTTGTTTTGAATGAAATGGAAAACGTTCTTGGTAGAGATCATTTCCGAGATCCCGTAGTCGTTGTTGAACTATTAGAAAGAACAGCAGATAGGTATCATGTTCCTGCCGCAGCCTCTCTCATCTGTAACGATCTGTGGGGTCATGGAGAAGCACGAGAACCTCCCCTCACTAACAAGATCAAGGAAATGGGTCTGGATCTTATTTTCCATGCTACTAATGGCAGGAAGATGGAACTGGATGATCCTGAAATGATCGTGTTTGATTCGTGGCATGATGCATTCCTTAGAATGACATCTATGAATACACTCGTTCCCATTCTTACCGTTGATTCTTGTACGGATTGGAGATGGGATGGTGATGAAGATGAGGTGACTCATTACCACACATCTAGTCAAAGTGGATTTATTGACTATAATGGATGGCAGACAGATGTTCCTCGTGTTGGTCGTCAGTATTTCTATTATGACCATGATGTAACTCTGTCTCCATACGAAAAGTTCCAATATATGATGCAACTTCGTGAACAAGAACAAAATTCCAGTGACCCCGTTTGATTGCTATCAAACATATTTGTCATTAAAAAACCACTTTACTAAGGAGAAGTATGACTTCTTCCAGTATGGTGGTCGGACTAGGGCATCTGTCTCTGCGTTTAACAAACGCAAGGACAAGTATTGGTTTGAAAAAATGTCCAGACAGAAGAAAGACGAAGAAGTTCGTGACTACTTCGTGGCAAACTTTATTTCATCAGATTCCCCTGAAAAGATATGGATTGGAGAATTAATAAAAGAAGGAGAAACCGAGTATCAAAACTGGCGCAAAAGGACGCAGAGTTTGAGCTACTTGTTCAGAGAACAATCCGAAGAATTGCTATCGTTGAACGGATTAGAGACACTGTTCGACTGTTCCAATGGTCATCCGATTCTTCTCAAAAAGTATCTTGGTGGAAAAGTTTCACTAGAAACTCTAGTGATCTATGATAAAATATTTGAGTTCAGGAAACGGTTTGATAAACAACTGAATGATCCCATCTGGGGTTCGGTTTCCCTCAAAATCAAGAAGTACCAACCCTTTCTAAATATCGATGTGCCAAAGCACAAACAAATACTAAGGAGTATGATCTGTGAGTGATTTCTTTAAATCTGATGTAGTTCGTGCCGAGCTCGCAGAAATCAACCGACTTCAGGAAGACATCTATCAAAACATGGCTTCCTTTGATTCTCTTACTTTGGAAGAGAAACTTGAAAACCTGACTCTTCTTGACAATCTGGTTGACAAGCAGCAAATCATGTGGACTCGTCTCTCCCTTGCGGGTGACGATCCCGATGCGGTTCAGATGAAGGAGCAAATCCAGGCATCTGCTATAATGATGGGGTTCCCAAAGAACACCGATGTTGGGGTCTTGTTCGGTAACATGAAAAAGACCCTTGAAGAAGTCCGTAGTCGTGTTGACAAAGACTCCTAATCATCCTAAAATACACAAGTCAAAGGCCAAATCTAATGTCATTCGCAAATCTCAAAAAGCAGTCCTCTCTGGGTTCCCTCACTAACAAACTGGTGAAGGAAGTGGAGAAGATGAACAGCAATGGTGGTTCTGGAGACGATCGTCTCTGGAAGCCCGAGGTAGATAAAGCAGGTAACGGGTATGCTGTCGTCCGTTTCCTTCCTGCTCCCGACGGGGAAGACCTGCCTTGGGCAAAGATGTACTCTCATGCCTTCCAGGGTCCTGGTGGTTGGTACATCGAGAACTCTCTGACTACTCTGGGTCAGAAAGATCCCGTGTCGGAACTGAACTCCCAGCTGTGGAACAGTGGGATTGACTCTGACAAAGAAGTTGCCCGTAAGCAGAAACGCAAACTCTCTTACTATGCTAACATCTACGTCGTGAAGGATCCTTCGAATCCTCATAACGAAGGTCGTGTGTTTCTCTACAAGTTTGGTAAGAAGATCTTTGACAAGATCATGTCTTCCATGCAACCTGAGTTTGAAGACGAAGATCCCATCAATCCCTTCGACTTCTGGCAGGGTGCTGACTTCAAGATCAAGATCAAGAAGGTCGCAGGTTACTGGAACTATGATTCCAGTGAGTTTGCCCGTGCTGGCACTCTGGGTGATCTGGATGACTCCGAACTGGAGGAGATCTGGAAGAAGGAGTACTCTCTCGCAGAACTGACTGCTGCTGAGCAGTTCAAGTCCTATGATGACCTGAAGAAGCGTCTGGACTATGTTCTCGGTAACACTCCCTCCCGTCGTCGTATGGATGAGGAAGTTGAGAACGAGGATGATACTCGTGGTTCTTACACTCCTGACTTTGGTGCCCGTTCTAATCCTGTTCCCCAGGATCTCAAGGACGAACTGAGTGCTCTGAGTTCCTCTTCTAGCAGTGATGAAGAAGATGATACTCTGAGTTACTTCCAGAAGTTGGCAGAGTTCTGATCACCGATCCCCCTGAGAAATCAGGGGGATTTTTTTCTGATATTATCTACTTTCTTCAGGAAAGCATCCACATACTGAGAGGTATCGGGTTGATATTGGAACAGGGATGCAAGTTCTGTTACGATTTGAAGTCTGTACTCTGGTTTAATCATATTAATAGTTCTCTTCTCACTATTCAATTCATACTCATACTCATAATTTGTGAGACCTTCTACAGGATTCAGAGTTGATAATGGATTATCTGGATTAGAAATAGTAAAGTTTTGGTCAACAACTTGACCTGCTGGTAAAATCAAACGACCATTAGAATCTTTTACCTCTGTTGTTCTGTAGTGTTTGATAGCAGTCAGATCATTACCGTATTTGTTTAACGAAAATTCATATAACTCTTGACTGGACAATGGCCATTCGTCTCTCTGATTTATAATTCCAGCAGCTACAATAACCAACCAGTCATAGTTCGAATTGCCATAAATTTTTGCCGATACAGTGTCAGGTCTTTCACCTTCTTCTATAACGTATTTGTTGAATAAGAAAGCAGCTCCACTACCATCGTCAGAAATTTTTATTCTCTTGAATAAATTTTTAGCTAGAACATACTCATCATTTGATTGTCTACTTTCAAATGGTGAAATATACTGAATATCGGGTAAAAATCTGAAGTAAGCCATTAGTAACCAACACCTCCTAGTGCTTCTTTTTGGAAATAATCTTCTGCGTAGATAGGTGTCAATTCAGTGAATGACATTGCCATGGTTATGACAACTGGTGTCCCATCTTCATAAGACATATAACCATTTCCAGTGGAATAGTTTACTGATAGATCTGTTAAAGCACAAAGCTTAAACTTGTTTAGGTATGGGTGTGAACCTTCACCTTTCATATATTCAATTTGGAAAATATCTGGTGCCTGTAAGAATCCACCACCGACATTATTGCCACTGCCGAAAGCGGTTAATGTTTTTTTCGGTGCCATTCTTATTTTAAAATTTCTGATTATTTCTTTAATATGCTGTCCTTCTTTTTCATTCCTAGCAACGAACGTGTAAGCAAAGGCAAAATTTCTTAATTGTGGTCCTCTGAACAAGAACTCAGTGTTTGGGTTGATAACAACCCCTTGCCTTGCTAGAGCTTCATTAAATCCAAAGTTTCCTGTACCAGGAATCATATTGACCATTACGTTGACAAGAGCAGCTTTTCCAACTTGTACAAGACCACCCATACCAGCTGCTTGGCTGGACTGCATTGTTCTATTAATAGCTCTTCC